TCCACGGTCGGTTGCCCACCACCATTCGCCAACATGAGCCGCGTAATCGATGCCGTGCTCCCAGCTCTTGTATCCACACCGGTGAGTGTCACGTTGTCCGTCGTGGCGCCATGAAACCGCAGCGAGACCGCCCCGACGCTATCATCGATGGTCGCCTTGACCTCGATGGTGATCCACGTGTTCGCCACCGCGGCGACGGTGCTCGTTGCCAACAACGCGGCAAATGCGACATGGAAGGGTGCGTCCCCAACACCGTAGGAGCGATACACCCCGATATTGCCGCCCGCCATCTGGCGCAGCAGAATATGCGTGGTCGTCGTATCCCCGAAGGCCATGAAGGCCGCGGGGCCAGCCGTGGCGACACTACTGAACCGCACTGCGAACCCGGCCGTGGCGGTCTGCTGACCTTCCGGCAAACAGGTGACGGCCACGTTACCGCCGGTATCGCCACCGGGACCGGGGCCCAGCCGCAGACAATTCCCGACCCGTCCACTTACAATCGAGACATAGGCGCTATCATTGATCTGCCATTCGTACCCTAGCGAGGTCACGTCGACATCATCAAAGCCACAGAGATAGCGATTCGCCATAACGATCTCCCTTTAGGCCGAACGAATCGTGATCTCAATCCACGACAGCGGCCCGAAATTGTCGGCGTTCTGAAAGAGTGCCTCTTTCGGTGGTCCCATCACGTGACGCACAACACGTGTCACGCGCGCCTCGCCATGCGTCGGCGACGTGCCCACCACATGGCGCGCGGCGCGGCTGACCACGGCCTGTGGCGCCGCGTCGACGCTGCCGACCGTGTGCCGCGCGGCACGAGAAATCCACGCCTGTGGGTCGAAATAGACAATCGGCCCCGAGACAGTGCTGGTCGGGCCGATGGTGCTGAGATCAACATTCTGCGTCTCAGTCGGGGTAAAGACGACCGCGCCAGACCCAATCGTCGCCGCGTCGATGACATCGGCCAGCGTCGGCGCATGCATCGTCGTGGTGCTGGCGACGACCCCCGTCGTGAATTCGAACGCCGCGATCCCGTCGACATGGAGGAAATACCCGTCTTCGCCAGTCGAGCCCGACGTCGACATGAACGTCCGGGCCCCGGTGGTCGTGACCACGCCGCGGACGCGGGTGCTTGGAATAATCGAGCGCGCGAGTTGAATCTTGCCGCGGTCGGGCAGATTCTTAGCGAAGCCCTTCGTAATAAGCAGCGATCCACGGACGCCACTACTGTGCTGAAAGAGGGCGTGCTGCCGGTAGTACCCGTGACCGCCGCTCGCCGGCCGGCTATAGACGACTTCGACCGGCAGCTGCGAAAGCCGAACCGGTGGTAAGGTGTCGTTCCCGAGAACGACTTCGACCGGCAACTGCGTGAGGCGCGTCTCCGGTGGCGGCGGCGAGTAAACGATCTCTAGCGGAAGTTGCGAAATCCGGACGGGTGGCTGATTGTCGGCCGCGTAGACAACCTCAAGCGGAGCTTGGGAAATCCGAACATCAGTCGCCATCTCTAGCTGATGATTTTCACGCCGAATTCCGCGGCGTCAATCTCACTGACGGCCCATGGATTGGTCGTGGCTGGATTGGTTTCCCAAATCTGCCCTCGATGCACGTACGAGGTAGGTGGAGTGAAGCTCGTTCCGAACACATAATCAGTGCTGCTGATGCGCGCCACCGTCGACACGGTACGGGCGCCCGCGTCGGTCTTCCGCAGATAGGGCATGACATTTACGGCGGCGATTGATCCCGTGATACCGAGGGCGGCGTAATTGAAGGTATCGATCTGATTGACGGTCGAACTACTGACGTAATCCGTATCATCATTGGGATTGGCCCCGGTGGCGTCATCCACAAGCGCGCCATGATCAGTCCCGGTCGAACAGGTGAAGTCCTGATGGCCACCGGCTCCACCCACCGCATCGGTTTGCGGCGCGACGGCCTTGATCTTCGTGTTCCCGAGGAAATTCGCGTTGTAGCTCCCCGCCGTATCGCAGATGTAGAAATCATCGAACGCTTGGTTGCCGCCGTAGCCATTGAGCCGGATCGTGTCCCACTGCCCGGTCCCGCCATTGCGGGTGTCCTGACTGCTCGCGGTCAAGCCACCGAACGTCGACCCGTCCACCTGCACGGTGAATTCGCCGGCCGTGTCATGCACCGTCACCTTGAATTCGACGTAATACCAGCAGTAGGTGGTCAATGGCACCGAGGAGGTTGCGAGCAGCGTGGACCCGGCTCGATAGACCTTCAAATATCCAGACGCATCAAGGTACAACGTGCAATGGGCCGTCGACCCTTCGCGCACCTCGATCAAGTGGGCGGTCGTGCCAAAGGCGCTCGTCCAGAAAGCGACTCCCACGATTGCGGTGGTGCTGCCGGGCACCAAGGCGCCCGTCTGTACATGATTGCCGCCATTGTTGACGAGGAAGGCTTTGTCCGTGCGGGCAGTTCCTCCCGAAGGCACACCTAAGCCCGCGTAGTTGTAACTGGCATAACGATTGGTGAAGACTGAGCCCAAATCAAATGATTCCGTCCAGAGCAACATCGCGTGGTCCTCGTGCCTAACTCACCGTAGGTGTATAAAGCGTCGTGGCTGAGGCCAACAACGGCACGCCAATGGGATCGGTAATTTTCAAGCCGAATTCGGCGCTGTCGATTTCACTCACGGTCCACGCGCTGTTGGTGGCCGGACTGCGCTCCCAGATTTGGGGCTGACAGACGTAGTTCGTCTCCGGCGAGATCGAACTGCCAGCGTCGTAGGTCGTCCCGCTCACGCGTGCCACCGTCGTCACCTGTCGCGCCCCGGCGTCCGTCTTTTTGAGGTAGGGCAGCACCGTCAGCCCTTTGACAGTGCCGTTGATGCCCACGGCTGGATAGTTGAAGGTCACCGCATGGCCAGCGGTGGTGTCGTAGACATAATCGGTGTCACCATTCGGTTCGGCCTCATCGACCAGTGCGCCTTGATCGGACCCGGTGGACAAGGCAAACTGAGCACTCGACCCGATGCCACCGACAGCATCCGTCTGCGGCAAGATGCAGCGTATTTGAATATCGCCAAGAAAATCATTGTTCACGGAGCCCGACCCGTCGCAGATATACCAATCGTCGTAATACTGGTAGCCGTTCTCCAGCGAGCCACCTAACGTGACGTGATCCCATGTGCCCGATCCGCCATTTCGCGTATCCATACTCGATCCAGTCAGGCCGCCAAACGTCGTGCCATTCACCCGGACGGTGTACGAACCGGTTGTGTCATGGATGACGGCCTTCAATTCCAAGTACAAGAACACATTCATCGAGAGGATGACAGACGACGTGCCGAGGGTGGTTCCGGTGTAATCGCCACGCTTCAGGACGAGATGGCCGGTGCTGTCGATGACCAACGTGAGATGCGCCGTCGTGCCCTCGATGATCGAGAACAACCCGGGCTGACCGCCGCGGCCGACGAGATCGGTGATCTTGAGCGCCACACCAATGATGCACGTGGTACCACTCGCCGGTAGGGCGCGTGTCGTGAGGTACCGGGTGTAGCTTTGAATGAACAAGCCATTATTGGTGCGGCCGTAGGACGACCCGAGACCAGAGACGCTGATTGAGTCGTACCGAGTCCCTAACGCCGTCAGCGAGGTACACCAATCGAATGACTCGGTATGCAGAAGTGCCATGATTCCTCAGCAGAGCATCAGATTCGCGTCGGCGTGGTTCTGAATCGTGGCCGCTGACAGGATCGTGTTGTAGAGCGCCACTTCATCCAGAGACGACGTCGCTTGCACCGACCCGAATTGCAGCACCGACGTATTCGTGATGTTTAAGGTGCCAAGTTGCTGCGGCCCGAGCGTCGTGTTGGCCACGCCGTCGAGATAAATCGTGCCGCCCGCGGTGGAACTGTACGTCGCCGCCACGTGATGCCAGCCGCCCAACGTGATGGCCGGCGAGTAGTTCGACAGCAGCGTCCACACGGCCCCACCGCCAGTCTGGTTCAGACCGGCCCAGAGATGGATCTGACCCGGCCGCGCCGGGCCGGTCATCGGCGCCGCCGACCCGGAGAGATACAGCGCCACCGCATCGTTAGTCCCCACGGTGCCTTTGCGGATCAGTTGCGCGGCATAGATGTTTTCGAGGGTGTCCACTTTGGTCCAGCATTCGAGCGTGAAGGCGCCAGTAAACAGCGTGTTCCACGCCGAGGCGTGGGCGACGTCGACTGTCGACCCGGCCGTGGCGCGGTAGACGGCGTTGTCGCCGCCAGACTGGAGGGCCCCATGAACACCCTGCGTCGTGCCCGACTGATACGTCCCATGTCGGACGTTGACCGTGAGGTCATGCGCGGTCGACCCGGACGCCTCATCTAACCGCCAATACCCGCTCGGCGAGGCGTTCAGGACGGTAGTCGCGTAATCACGCGCGGCCAGACTCCGCACTTGCGTCGGGGCTGTCACCGACTGGATGGCCTGCCGCAGCGCATAGCCCTCCGTGTTCGCGTGGGTGTGACGCAGCAGATTGACGACTCCAGCAGGCATTAGGAATACGCCACCCAAATCGTCGCCCGCGGATAGAGCGACGCGGCGCCGATATTGCTCCCGGTGAGGGCAATCCAATTGTGACTGCCACCGCCGTCTGTCCACGTATCGGTGGTATCAGCCGCAAAACTGTCAGCGACCAGCGTCCAGTCGTAGACTTGTCCTCGTAAGAACGCCTCTGAGCTACTGCCGTCTGACACAGCGCCCCATCCCATCAGCACATCGCACATATCAATGGCGTTATCTGGACTCCATCGATAGAGATTCTGCGACCCAGCAAGCGCCTGAGACCCCGAGTAGTTCGTGAAATACGCACAGGCGCTCACCCGGATTTGAAGAAGCCCGCAATACCCGTTGCCGATGTTGTTGTTTTCCATGAGACTGCCGTTATAAATGCCACAGCAGTTGCCACCACTGACGCCGAGTGCATTCCTGAAGCTCCCCCGATTCGTCGTGTCGCTGTCGTTGGCCGCGTTACTGCCCATGTAGATCGCTTCGGTGATCACCCCGACATAGGGCGTCGGAATGGCCAGAATGCCGGCGTACACCACTTCCCGCGCCAAACTCGTGCCCGGCGTGAAGCATTCAAAGCGATATTTACTGGCGAGAATCCGGAAGGTTTTCGCGGCCGCGGGCAGCAAGTTGCCGCCAGTCGTGGTATTGAGCGTTTGCGTCTTCGTCCCGCTGACGTTTTCTAGCGTGACCTGCACGCACGACCCGGAATTGTCTTTGAACCGGACACGCCCTTGGTTATAGCCATCCGCGCCGAGCGCCGTCTGCATCAAGAGATTGGTCGTGCCACCACCAGACACCACCGTCCACCCGGCGTTCGTCAACTGCGTCTGGATATTGCTGATGATGTTGGCTTTCGTATCGCCAGTGAATGTGGTATTGACGTACGTGCCACCGGAAAAAACAGTCGACATAACACTCCTTCAGACCGTGATTTTCACGCCGAGTTCCGCGGCATCGACACTGGCGACACTCCACGCCGTGCTCGTCACGGGATTCACCGGCAGTCGCACGTCATAATCCTCATAGCCCAGCGCGAGATAATGGTCCACGCTATCGGTGGCATCGCCGGTGCCTGACCGCACGAGGCCGGCGATGGCGCGCGTGCCATACCCTTCCTTGCGCGCGGTCAGACTTAACCGCACCGCATCCACCGAGTCGAGACGTGTGATGGCCGGAAAAACAAACGTGTCGCGGACATCCGGGGTCAGCGACCAGTTGTAGGTGTCATCGCCATCGAAGGTGGGGTCATCGACCATCGCGCCGTGGTCGCTGCCTGTCGATGGCGTAAATTCCGTGTAGTGGCCGTTGCCAGCGAGCGCCAGTTGATCCTCGACCACGATGTCCCCGAGAAAGTCGTTCAGACTGAGCCCATCCTGATCGAGCAAATACCAGTCATCGGTCCAGCAGGCGACGCCGGGGTTGGCCAAGTACGCGGTCGTATAGGTCGAATTCGCCGTACTCCGGGTATTGATGCCCGAGACGTCGACCACGGTCTCCCCGTTCACACGAACGGTGACACTGCCAGCGGTCGGGTCAATCACGCCCTTCCATTCGATAAACATCCACGTCCGCTGCCGGATCTTGTTCACGTCGCTCGTAGCGAGCGGCGACCCGGATGGTGACGTATGCAGCAGGCCACCGAGATAGACACTGACTGAATTGTCGCCATTGATCGTCAATACCAGTTGCGCCCGGGCCCCGGCGTCATCCCACAGCGAGGCAACCGTCCCGGGCTGTGGCGCGCTCGCATCCACATACAGCGCGAACCCTTCCACGAAGGAGGACCGTGGCGAGACAATGAGCCCCAGCTGGTCGTATATCTTGATGCCTTTGCCGACGCCGTGCCGCGCATAGGTCGACCCGGTGTACGGCAAGTCCCAAAATGTGCTGCCACCCGGTGAGAGGTACTCCAAGGCCAGCTCCGTGATGTTCGTCGGACTCACCGTCATCTGATCGAAGCCTTCGCAATGAATAAACGCCATCAGGCAAACTCCACGACCACAGGATGATGGTCAGACGGAAACACGCCGTTGATCCGCGTGTCCGGCACATTGACATGCTTCAACGTCAGGCCGCGGTAGTAGACGATATCGATGCGGGTGTTCCGGGTATTCCCGGTGCCGTTGAACGACGTGGCCAGCCCAGTCTTGACGCCCTCCGCCCACGCGTCGCGGTACCACGCCCCGAACGGCGCCAGTTCCACGGTGTTCGTCTGCGCATTCCAATCGCCGCAGAGAATCGCCGGACTCGCCTGATTGACCACGGGCCAGCAATTGATCTGCGTGCCTTCGATGTTGCGCGTACTCGCCGACACGTTGTCGAGATGAGTGCAGGCAATGAGCCGCCCGCCAATGTTCGCGGTGAGGATGGCCCGACCCGCGACGAGTCCCTTGGCCTGTGGCAGCTCCATCGGAAGCCGCGACATGATGATGATGCCCGGCCCTTTGCCATCAAGATGCCCGGTGAGCGTGCAGAAGTACCCGGACCAGTTGGCGCCAAGGAGCTTGCACCACTTATCGAGTGGGTCGAAATTGCCATAGCCGGTGAAGCGTTCCACCTCTTGGAGGCAGACCACATCGGCGTTCAGCATGGCGAGGGTGTCGGCGATGTGTTCCGGGTTCAGCTTGCCATCGCTCCCAACGCCGGAATGGTGCGTGTTCCACTGCGCAACAATCATTGTGGTTTCTCCGGTTTCTCCGTCTTCGGACGGTGGAACACGCGCCAGATGGTCACGACCACGCCCGAGAGAAGGCTGGCCCATAGGGTGGCGCTCCGAAGGCGCGGGCGTCGGGTCGGTTGGGCCGGCGGCGCCGGTGGCGTCGGTGGAATCGGCGTCGGTGGCGGGAGCGGAAGCGGTGCGGGCGCGGGAACCGGCGGTGGTGAGACGTAGGTCGTCACCGTGCGCGGTTGCCGGCTGAACGGAACCAACACGACTTGCGACCGTTCATGGACACTGACGGCCGACACGCCACGCAGGCCACCGGCCGTCACGAAATACGCGAGTGGCTCCGCTTCCACGGGAGTATGCGTGGCCAGCGTCGGATTGAGGTACCACAGATTGGTGGAGAATTGCTCCGGGTCGATGGCCGTGCCACCGGTGATGAAGAGGCCATACCAGACATTCAGGATCGCGGCAAACTCCCAGCGCCCCTGCACACACGCCCCGGCCCAGATGGTGTACTGCACTGGCCCGCTCCACCCGTCCGGCACCACATCCGGCCAGCGCAGTTGGTCGCCGTCGTTCTGCTTCGAGAAATGAAACCCGAATCCGGTCGCCGTGAAGTCAATGCTGGTGATGAGCGTGGTCACGGGCCACGCGGTCACATCGGCGCCACCCACAAGATTCGCCGCCCCGAGGTCGACTGCATCATTCGTATCCATCACCGCTCCCTACGGCCACGGCGTCGGGTAGAGGCCGCGACTCAACTCCTGAAACGGAATCGTCAGCGTGTTGTAATTACGAAACTCACGCTTATACGGTTGATCCTGATTGAGAAATGTCACGAGCCACGGATCGTCATCAAGCGCTGACGAATACCCGCCCGTCGGGTCCGGATAGTACGGAATGATGATGAAGGGCCGGGTCGCTGTCGCATCACGGAACCATGTCTCGACTTCTTTCAGCGTCGCGTCCGAGGGTTGAATCTCGACCGAACAGCCACGGATCGTGGTGCCGAGATCGTAGGCATGACGAACCAGTAGCTCGGTATCGTGAATGACCGCTGGTCGGCGCAGCAGTCGGTCGGAGCCCCGTTTAATATTGCGAACCGTCAGATCCCGGCGCTTGGCCGAGAGCACGATTTCGCCCACCGCGACCGGCACCGAGTTGCCAGCCACCACGAACCGCCAATAGCGATAGGTCCGGTCTAGCGTGAACGGATAGAGCAGCTTGAGGTCCACCTTGAGATTGACGGGAAACTTGTCGGCATTCGCGGCGATGATCGGGACCGCGATATTGAGGGCCGGTGAGGTAAAACTGGTCGAGGCGGAGGCCTGCAACCACGCGGTGCTGCCGCTTTGCAGGTTGTGATGAATGACACAGAAAAGTTCCGGCGCGACCTCCGTGCCGCAATCAAAGAGCCATGACCCGGCCGTTGTGGTCAGCTTCGCCGGCCGTTGCGGCAGGTCATCCGATAAATTGCTGGCGGGGTAGCCAGCATCTTCGGTCCCCGTATTCACCGTCTTGCCGGCCGTGCGCGCCAGATTGTCCGACCAACGGCAATAGTAAAACACCGCTTAGTCCTTCGTTGGAGGAATCAGGTTCAGGAACGAGCCCAACTCTCGACCCCGTTGCAGCGCGTCGATGATGCCCGGGAGAATTTTCCGGTCAATCGCCTCCTGCAAGTTGCTGGTTTCGAGCGCATTGATGTTGAAGTGCAACTGGAATTCTTCCTTAGGGCTCTCAACCGGCAGCCCCGGCAACGGCCGGTCCTCTTTCGGCACGATGGCATACCCGGGCTGGACGGCAGCGCGCATCGTGTCCGGCGTATTCAGCATGCCCTTCATGCTCTGCACGAGGCTCTGAATGGTCTCCGGCGCCAGTGTCTCCATCGGCGGCACGACTTTGTTGGCAATCGCGGACTGAATGGCCTGCGGCGAGAACGCCGCGGTCATCTGGTCGGTCATGCGCTGTTGCTCGGCGACCCAGTTTTGGATGTTCAGATCGACCTGCGCCTGATCCTCCGGCGCCAACTGACTGGTATCGAGATCCTTCAAGCGATCTGACATCGCCGCCGTCGCCGCGCCGGTCTGGTCCACGGCATCCTTCGTGGTACCCATCTGCTGCGCCACCGCGGTAGAGAACGACCCCGAGGCGTCGGTGGCCATGTGCAGTTGGTCAATCACCGCCCCGAGACTGCTCATCCAGCCATTCAACTGCTCGGTCGGCATCTTAAGATTCGACGCCGCCACGGCCGTGGTGTGCATCGCCGCCGCGAACTGGTCGCCAAACTGACTCGTATCGGTCGCCGCCCCGAGCGCTTGCTGGCGAACGGCCGACAAGCCCGGCAGCACGCGATGAGCAATATCCGGCAACGGCGCCAGCGACGGCGACTGAATGGCATCCACCGACCCGCGAACCGTGGCCATCTGTCTGACCGCGTGCGTGGCGAAGCCACCCATCGAACCGGTCGCCTTCGAGAGCAGGCGCGGAATTTCCTTGAGCCCGCCGGGCGAGCTGCCAAAGTTGACACCATCGATGGCGCTCTGGACGGCGCCCGTCGAGGACACCGCCACGTTCGACCACTGCTGGAAATCGGTCGCCGCCTTCACGAGGTTGGTATGCATGCCGGCGAAACCGGTATTGGTCTGCTGCATCCGGTCGAGAATCGCCTGAATGCTGGCCTGCGCGTCGTCGCCAAGATTCTGGAAGGCCGATCCGGCGTGGTCTGTGACCATCCCCATGGCCGTGACCGTGGTCTGCATCGCATCGGGAATGACGGCGGTAAATTTGTCGCCCATCACCTTGGCGATAGTGTCTGAACTCTGCTGCGCCTCCTCTTGGGTCGCCACCAGCATGTCGTGGAAGGCTTTGACGTACGCCTCTCGATCCGCGTCGGTCGTTCCCTCCGGCAGCGGTGGCATCTCGCGCGCCCGCGGGCGCGTGTCTGGTGGTTGTTCGACGGCGGTCTTGACCGCGACGTCAGTCGGCTGGTCTGGTCTGAGCCCCATCGCTTGCTTCGTGGCGTCGATGGTCGCTCGCAATTCTTTGATTTTGTCGGTCAAGCCCGCAGCGAGGTCGGCCCCAGCCTTTTGGAGCTGGTCTGGTTTCATGAAATCGGCCATCGGGCCGAGCATCTTCGCAAGGTCTTTCGGCGTCGCCTCCTGCACGCGGGCCAATGTCTCCACACCGATAGACAACTGTTTGTTCAGGTCCGCGAGTACGCCAGCCTCAGCGCCGGTGGGTTGATCAGGCTTGACGCCCATCGACTCTTTCGTCACGGTGATGGCGCTCTGTATCTCCTTGATCTTGGCGGTCAGCCCGGCCGCCAGATCGGCGCCGGCCTGCTGCAACTTGTCAGGCTTCATGAAATCGGCCGTTGGGCCGAGGAGTTTGGCGAGTTCTTTCGGGGTCGCTTGCTGCACTTGCTGTAACGCCGCGAGTCCGGTCGACAATTGCTTGGTCAGGTCCGACAAGAGACCGGACTGCGTGTCACTGATATCCGCCTGCTTGGTTTGGAGACCGGCAATCGTCTTGTCGCGGTTGCCTTTATTGAGCATTTTCTCGCCCAGCGTGAGATCCGCACCAGCCTGCAACTGGCCGATGCGGGTACCGAGCGCGTCTTTCGCCGCATTCAAGTCCTTCACAAACTCCGTCAGACGTTGACTCTCCGGTTTCGCCTTGAATAGATCCGTGATCTTGCCACCGAGCTGGGTCACATCGGTGGTCGCCTTCGACAGATCGGGCCCGTGGATGGCATCGACGCTATCCTTCACGATGTCGAAGTGCTTGGTCGCGTGCCCCGCAAAAGCGGTGATCGCGGCCGTCGCATGACCGAGCAGGAGCGGAATCTCTTTCAGACCGCCCGGTGAACTGCCAAAGTTCACGCGGTCGACCTTATCGCCAACATCGTCCGCGGCTTGCCCGGCCTGACTCGCCCACTGATCGAACTGCTGGCTGGACTGGTCGAGGAACGTCCGCAGCTTGGCGAAGGCGCTGTCCACGCTGCCAAGATTGGCCAGTACTTGCTGCGCCGCGTCAGACGACCCATCCCCGAGCTTGTCCGTGATGGTGTCCTTGATCTCGCCCATCGCCTTGTCGAACGCCTCGGGGCTCACGCTCGCGGCCCGCACCAGTTTTTGCGTGAAGCCATCGATGTCGACATCGAGGCCGCCGAAGGCCGACTGCATGTAGTCGTGGATCTTGGACCCCATCGCGTTGTAGGCATCGGCCGCACCCTGCGCCGCCGCGCCCACGTGTTGCTTCATGTCGTTGGTGCCGTTCTTCGCCGCGTCCGCGGCTTTCTGCCATGCCTCCGGTAACGTGCCGCCTACAGCCGTGATCAATGCCGTCAGGCCCTGCATCAGAATGTCGTTGGTCGAGATTTGCTCCTTCTTCAGCACGCCATCTTGCGTCGCCTGATCGATAAGTTTCTGCGTCTCCTCATCAATCGCCAGCCCACGTTCTTTGTGCGCTTTGATGATGCTTTCGAGCGTCGGTTTGAGGGCTTCTTCTGCTTCCCGCGCAGTGAACCCGTGCTCGGTCATCTGCTGATACGCGCCTTTTTCACCCTCAATCGAATCCGTCACTTGCTTCTGGATATCCTCGAAGGTGTCGGCGTCGAGCGAACCCGTATTCGCCAGCGCGACCATGACATCGTTCAGGCCGCCGACCGAATCAATCAGCCCCTTGTTATCAATCGTCAGTTGCCGCCAGCGCTTGAGCTGATCGAAGGCGGCATTGCCATGCAGGCCGAACTTATCGGCGGCTGTCGTCAGTTGGTCGATGCCATCGGCATTGGCGTCGATGGCCTCCACCATCGACTTGCCGTTGGCGATCATCGCGTTGAAACTCGCCAGCGTAATCCGTGAGATCCGGTCGAACTCGGTTTGGAACTTGCTCCGGATCTCGGCCAGCGCCTGCTCGACTTTGGCCTGCTCGGCCTTCGGATCGAGCGCGCCCGGCCCGCCGGTGGCCTCGCGGGTGACGTGCTGCTTCGACTTGTCGACCGCCGCTTGTGCTTTGGTGTACTCGTCGGCCAGTGTCGCCAGCGCGCCTTTCGCGGCGTTCAGCCGGTTCTTGGCGTTATCGAGTTCCTTCTGGAGCCGTTGCAGCGCCAGCGGATCCTTGTGGGCCGCCGTGGCGCGGGCGAGTTCCGCATCGTAGTACTTGACCGCTTGTTCGGCATCGGCGACGGCGGTCTGTTGGGCGCGGAACCGTTCGTTCAGCCCCTCGGCCTTCTTCGTCGCATCGGCCGAGGCCTCACCCACCGTGACCACATCGTGGCCAAATTCGTCGAGATACTCGCTCTGCGCGTCCTTATTGACGCCCTTGATGGCGTCACCGAATTCCTTCAGCGCATCATTGAGATGGCTGTCCTTCCCGAGCGCGCCGTAGATTTTGTCGGTCCACTCATCACCGAACCGTTCCGGCAGATCCTTCAACGCCGCGTGGAGGCCTTCCTTCAGCGTCTCGCCAAAGCCCGTCGTGAGGTTTTTCACCCCACCGGCGAGCTTCGTCATCATCGCGTCGTTGAACTGCTTGACCGAATCGAGCTGGAGCCCAGCATCCTTCGCCGACTTCGCCATGTCGAGGAACGACTGGCTGACGATGCTGTTGTCTTTGACCGCCTTCGCCGCAATCTTGCCAATCCCATCTTCGAGCGCGGTCGACGCTTGTTCGGCGCTGATCTTGCCTTCTTTGAACTTGGCCACCATCAACGACGCCGCGTCGTAGAAGGCGCTCAGACCTTTCGGGTCGGTCTCGCCATACTTCACGAAGGTTTGCAGATTCTCCTGCATGGCCTTCGTGAGCTGGTCGGCCGTCAGCTTGCCGCGGTCGAACTCGCTGAACAGGTCATGTAACTTGCCATGAAACATCTCGACGTTATCGGCCTTGAGTCCGCCCGCGTCGTGAATGATGTCTTGCAGATGCATCAGCGTGGCTGTGCCACGCGAGACCTTCTCATCCTTCTCCGTCTTCTCAATCGCTTTGCCGGTCTCCTCGCTGATGGTGACGCCCCAGTCACGCCCCACATCCTTCATGGCTTTCTTGAATTCGGGCTTCTGGAGCGCGCCCTTGATGAACCCTGCCAGCGCACCCACACCTGCACCGATGGCCGTGCCGATACCGGGCATGATCATCTGGCCGATGCCGGCGCCCGCCTGCATGCCGGCCATCGTGTTGGCGAGTTTGCCCTGCGCCGTGAACAGTTGCGCGATGCCGCCGGCGGCCATCATCGCGCCGCCAGCCCGCTGCATGCCCATCGATGGCATGGCGGTCTGTCCTTCTTGCAGCGGGCCCGTGAACTGGCTGGCCGGGGTCCCACCGATCATCGGCTGCATGAACTTGCCAAGCCACGGAATATGGCTCCAGAGCGTGTTCGCCCCACCACCACCACCAATCGGCGGCAGACCGCCAAGGGGCACGGCGCCGCCGATACCCGGCAGCTGACCCGGTAGCTGCATCATTGCGCCACCGCCAAACATCTGCGCCGGCAGCGGCATGCCTGCGGGCATCTGCCCACCGGACGTGATGAATCGCATAACCTGATTCATCCCGCCCATCAGCGACCCCACAATGGAGAAGCCAGCCGAGAGTTTGGAATTCTGCGCGGCGAGGGTGTGTGTGGCGTCGGTGGAATCGCTGAGCGCGCTCGACAGGGCGTTCGTTGACTCCATCGACCCATCGAGGGCTTCCGTGCTGATGCCCACCTCGTTGCTCAAATCATCAATCGCATCGGCAATATCACTCTCGTCATTCCCGGTAAGGCCACCAAGGATCTCCGACACATCGGAGACACCGGGCACCATGCCTTCGCGCGATTGGAATCCAGCCGGAAGGGGCGACGTGGCCAGATGAGCGGCAGCGGCGGAAAGGTCGGCCGCCGCGTTCGACAGGGCCGTGGCCGAGGCGTCGAGCGCCTTGCCGGCGTCGACCTGCGCCATCTGGAAGGCTTTCGCGGAGTCCTCCACCGCTTTCCCGCCGGTCTTCAGCGCGTCGCCGCCGGCCATGACCTCCTGCGCCGACTTGGCCATCTGTTGCGACGCGCCGCCGGCGTGGAAGGCCGATTGCTCCAACTTGGCCGAGGCCTCGCCCACTTTCTGCGCCGCGTCGTCAAGCGCCGCCGCGCCAGTGAGTTTCTTCGGGCCGAGGCCCAACAAGCCGCGCATGGTGTTCTTCACCATGTCCATCATCGGCGCCATCAGCTCTTGCTGCCAGTCGGCGATGATGCCGGCGATCATTTTCTTGAAGCTATCCTGCACATCCTTGAACGGTTGCAGCATCGCTTCGGTCCAGTCCTTCTCGCCGGACAGGACTTGCTCCCACGTCGAGGCCCACTCATCGCGCATGTCCCGATTGAGGTCTTGCCATGCTTTCCAGATGGGGTCATTGGCGCGGATGATCGCTTCGGCCTTCGCGCGATAGAGCGCCACCGTGGCGTCCATGAGGCGCTGGTCGGCATTCTTCGTCAGTTCGATAGTGCGGAGATGGTCCTCGAGTTCCTGCTGATTCGCCGCCAGCGCCGCCTGCACGCCGGTATAGCGCAGGTCCATCTGCATCCGACCCAGTTCTTGGTCGATGGAGTACACCTCGGTGGCGACGTCCTGTTCATGCTTGATCTGGAGCTGGAGCTGTTCGTCATTCTGCCGCTGCAAAATGGCGTTGCGCTGCTTCCGGCGGGCCTCCTCCGTGGCCAGCGCGGGTGCGGTGTACTTCTCGAAGACACGCAGTTCTGCGGCTTGCCGGTCATTGAGGGATTGAATCTCGGCCGCCGTACCTTGCAGATACAACTCGTGCATCGCCGACTCATGCGTCGCCTCGGCGTTCTCCACGTCGCGGTCTGTCTTCTTTTTCTCCTGTAGTTCGATGTCGTGACGCTTGTTGGCAAACTCGCGGTCAATCGCGGCGCGGCGCTCCTGCCACGCTTGCCGACCTTCAACCGTCTGGTCGTAGCCTTGCTGCTCTTTGGCGATGCGCGTGCGCCATTCGTTATCGAGTAACTCGATCTGCTGGTGAGCGCCATCGGTGGCGTATTTGATAAGGGTGGCCTGCTCCGCGGCGGCGAGTTCGGCGGCTTTATCGGCCTCGGCCTTATGCGCCTGCTCTAGTTTGATCTGAATATCGTTGTCGAGTTTGCGCCTGATGGCGGCCGCCTCCGCCGCCTCTTGCACAGCGCCAAGATTACGGCGCTTCAATTCGACCAGTTGCTTCTCGGTCGCCTGCCGCATCGCGGTAATTTCCGCATCGAACCCTTGCTGTTGAATCTTGACGCGGCTGTCGGCAATGTCCCGGTCGATATCTTCGATCTTGTCGCCGCTCTCCCGCGCGAGCTGCGCGAGTTTCAGGCTGATGTCGGACGCGGCCTTGGCCTGAATGTCGTTGATCTTCTGCGCCCGGTCTTTCCACGCTTGCGAGTTCGGATCAATCGCGGTCTGTTGCCGCTTCAGCTCCGCGACCTGCTGGTCGGCCGACTGTCGGATGGCCGCCAGTTCGCCGGCGGCCCCACGCTGCGCCGCCTGTAGGCGATTCTTCGCAATGTCGTCTTGGACTTTGGCGTGCGCGTCGGCGTTCTGACGCGTGATATTCAGCACCGCCTTCTCGGCGTCCGTTTCGATCTTCGCCCTCGCACTGCGGTACGCGTCGGTGGCGCGCGCACTCTCGGCGAACTTCCCATCAAGAATCGCCAGCTCTTTTTGTTTGTTATTCTCGATAATCTGAAGTTGGGCGTCTTCACCGCGTCTGGTGATGTCAACAAGCGTGTTCTGATAATCGGTGTTGCGCTTGAGCATCTCCACGGTCGCGTTCTGGTCGTCCTGCGCTTGCTTCGCCTCTTTGGTCGCCTGCGCAATCGCCAGTTGGCCGTTGTGGATGCGTTGAAGAATCGGTGGTAACTGGTCGAGCTGTAAGCCATCTTTGAGATATTGCTGGATCTGGCGATCCATCTCGGCCTGCAACTCGATATTCAACTCACCAGCCTGCGCGCGTTTCGTCGCGTCGGCCGCCAGCGCCTTCGCGGCTTCGCTATCAGCCTTGCGCGTCTTCGCCGCCGCCTCAGCCTGCTCGCGCGCGGACTTAAACGCCGCAGCATTCGGGTCTGTCGCCCCTCCACCAAGAAAGGCCGGCGCCGCCGGGAGGTCAGGCAACTTGGGAATATGGTCAAGAATCCATTGAATCTTGTCGGCAATGACGGTGACAACTTGACCGAGCAGCGAGAACGCCGCGACCACTGGCCCTTTGACGAGATTGCCAAGGAAGGTAAAGGTGGTGACGACACCCGTCAGGATCGGACTGCCAAACAGATCCCAGACCACCTGAATCGCTTTGCCAACGAGCCCAAAGACGCCTTCAACGAGCAGGACCGCGCCCTTCAGTGTGGCCCACGCGGCCACGCCGGCGGCAATGAACCCCCACCCGGCAATCCGCAGGACCAGTTCGCCGATGGTCTTCACCAGCGTCACCAGTGGGTTGGTCGTGATCGCCTTCCATAAGGTCGTGAAAGCGGCGACGGCCTTGTCACGAATCCAGCCAATCGCGGTGGAGACCGCGCCTGTGAGGGTGTCCCAATATTTGTAGAGCGCGACGAGCGCCGCGCCCAAGGCCACGACGGCGATGATGACTTCCGCGATCCCGGTGCCGGCTTCAACCGCCAACAGACCGGTCATGGCCGCCGTCGCAAGGTCTGTGGCCACCGTCAACGCGCCCGTGGCGGCGGTCTGAAGCCATGTGGCCGCCGTCTGCGCGCCCTGCGCCAGCGCACTCTCGCCCATCACGACGGACAGGCCCTTTGCCGCAAGGCCGTACGCGAGCTGCGCGACCTTCGCCAATGTCAGGGCGGTCACGTAGCCCGTGATTGCCACCGTCACGACCGCAATCGGCACGGCAAAGGTCGAGAGCACCGAGGCCACCGCGGCAATCACGGGCGACAGCGCGCTGATGGCCTTCATAACGGCCGTGAAGGCGCCCGACAGAATGGGCACCATTGCCGCCACGATGTCGATGACCGCTTTGATAAACGGTTGCAGCGCCTCCGCCATGTCTTTGAACGCCGCGACGAAAGCCGTAGCCGCCGCGTCGGCCTGTTCGTACCACCCGGAGAAGTCGAAGCGAATCGATGACAACACCTCGCCAATCGCGTCCGCCATCCCACTGACGGCCTTAGTCACGGCCGGCAGAAAGGTGACGCCAATTTGTCGCGTGAAGCCTTCGGTGACCCGTCCGAGCGTGTCGAAGGCATCGGTGAAGGCATTGCCCGCCTCGGCCATGCGGTCGGTAATCACCAACCCCATCTCCTCGGCCTTCTTCATCATGCCGTCGATATCTTGCCCCACCAGTTGTGACATGGACCGGAACTGACGCCCGAAGAGTTCCATGCCAATCCGCGCGCGGTCGGCCTGCGCCGGGAGCGCGTTCAAGCCCGACAAGATATGTTGAAAGGATTCCTCCGGCGATTGCGACCGCAGCTGGTCCAGACTCAGCCCGAGTTGACTGACGGCCGCCTCGGTCTGACCACTGGCCGCACCGAGTGTCCGCGACATCATGAAGATGGATGTCGTGATCGTGCCGAGCGAGGTACCGGTTTGACTGGCGACGTAATCAAACTTCGACAAGGCATCGGCCGACACCCCGGTCTGCTTGCTCATCACCCAGAACTCATCGGCCACGTGCGCCACATGCTCAATGAGATGTGGGAATGCCTCCACCAGTCCCGTCACCTGATGCCACAGTCCCAGCAAGATCCCCTTGGTGATGTCCCACGCCGCATTGCCGGTGAACACCGCCGCCGCCATCTTCATGAACGAATTGGCCAGCGAATCCACGATCCCGACTTGCTTGCCGGCCTCGTCGTTCGCTTTCTTGGCCGCCGCCGACATGTCATCGGACGACTTCGCCGCTGTTTTCGCGGCGTTATCCTCATCTTGAATCGCGCCGTTCAACCGGTTGATGACATCCTTGAGTTGTTCCGCCTCCTGTCTCGCCGCCGCCAAGGCTTGGATCGTCGGCTGATAGCCGCTCGCGGACGCCGCTTCGAGTTCACGGATCTTGTCATTGACCTGCTGCAACTCATTCGTGAGCTGCTCTTGTGTGGCGCGCATCTGCTGCGCGTGGGCCACGGCGGCTTGTCGACTGCGTTCGAACGCGAGGCTCTGCGCCTGTAATTTCTCCGCGACACTCGACGTCGATTTTCCAGCGCCATCGTTGAAGCCCGTAAAGAGCGTGGTGAGATTGCGGATGGACGTGCCAACGGCGGTCGTAATACCGTCCCATGCTCCGGTGGCCGATTCACGGACGGACGTCCACGTCTGCGTCGCCACGTCGCTGAGTGAGCCAAAGACCTTCGTGGCGTCAACATTCAACGCGGATTGCAGCACGGTGCCGGCACTCGTCGCCGCCGCGCCGACCGCCGACAGGGCCGACTGCGCGGCGTTCGACAGCGTGTCCCACGCATCACCGAGCAGGTCGCTAAACGTCGTATCGTCGCCGAAGAACTGGTCGAGGTCGTCGCTGAGCGTGCCAAAGGCACTGCCTACTTGCGTGGGCAGATCGGCGGCGCCAGACGTGACTTGGTCCCATGCCTGACTGAACCACTCGCTGATATTGCCCGCCGTGTCTTGCGCCGCCCCAGAAATGGCCTCCCACGCGGCGTCGGCACTCGCTTGGATGTTGTCGAAGAACGTATCGATCCCGAGCCCGTCAAACGCATCTTGAATGAAGGCGCCCACCGACGCGGCGCCAGCGGTAATGGTTCCCCATGCGGCCGACGCCGCGTCGGTTAGTTGGCCGAAAGCGCTCGCGGATAGGTTCGACAGCGCCTCGGTAATGGCACTCCCCGCGGCGCTGGCGCCAGCCGTGATCGCGTCCCATGCGGCACTGGCGGCATCAGACAAGGCCGCGAACGGAGAATCTTGAAAGGCGGCAAAGGCCGCGACGATGGCATCCGAGACACTGCTCGCACCGGCAGTGATCGTCTCCCACGCGCTGGCGGCGGCGGTGGACAAGGCGCCGAACGGGTCCGCGGCGAAACTCGATAAGGCGGCCCCAATCGCATCGCGCGCGGTGACGGCGCCAGCGGTGATCGTGTCCCATGCCTGCGTCGCGGCCGCGGCGATGCCGCTGAAACTCGTGCCGGTCAGCGCCTCAAAGGCACGGGTGATCACGTCGCCGGTCTGCGCCGCGCCAGCACGAATGGCCGTCCATGCCTGCCCGGCGGCCGTCGCCATACTGGTGAAACTGGCGCCCGTCAGACCAGAGAAGGCGCTGGCGAGCGTGGCGCCGGTCGCCTTCGCTTGCGCGGTGATCTGTGACCAGACATTCGCCGCCCCGTCGACCAGCGAGGCGAGGGCGGTCAGCCCCGCGGCGGCGAGCGTCTTGAACGGTTGCGCCGAGAGCGACTGCCACGCGTTCTGAATCTGCGTGCCGAGTGCGGTCGCCCCCGCACCGAGCGCGGCCCATGTGCTGTCGACCGCGGCGGTGAGGGCGCGAAAAGCCTGCTGGCCATCCGACACAATGGTCGCAAACTGCGAGGACACTGCGGTGACGGCAGCCCGGGCCTGCGCGGGGAATTGATCGAAGGCTTGACTAACTGCCTGTCCGGCCGCTTGCGCCGATTTCGAGACTGACGCCATCGCCGGTTCGAAGGCACGCGTGGCCGCGTCCGCTTGACTTTTGAATGTGCCACCGAGACCGGCAAGACCGGCCTTGATGCGCGCGATGACTTCCGTAACTTTGTCAATCGCTTCGAGTTCGAATTGAACGCGATTCTCGGGGTCCATCGCCGCGCATCCTCATCGAATCAGTGCGTCACCGCCGGCTCCGTGAACATATCGGCCGGGAGGGCTTTGACCACCTTCTCGGCCTCGGTGCTCGGCACCACGGCGGCCGCGACCGTCGACACGGCCTCGGGCAGCGCGGGTTCCGGATCGGTAATCCCGGTCATGCGATTAACGGCATCCGCGGCGGCCGTGCGGTACTTGATCTTGTGCTTCTCGGGCAACCGGTTCTCACCCCAAATGAAGGCCACGGCGGTCGGGAGAAAATCCACGCGCCCGCCATACTGCTGAATCAGATCGGCGCCCGTGCGAATCTCCTTCTCCGTGCCGTCCTCGTTTTCGACCACCAGCTGCTCGGGGGGTAGCGTGATATTCGTGCTGATGGTGTCGATCAGCCATTGCGCCACCTCCTGCGGATTCACGTCGGGTGGCAACTCCGTCCGTCCCTCCTTGGCCGCGTTGATGTTGAAGCCAAATTTATTCATCTGGTCTTCGAACGCCTGAATCTCCACCGTCGACATCCGGCGGATGTGGAGGGTCACGTCTTCGCCATCGAGGGTCATCGTCACCGGGTGATAGCTCTTAATTCGCTTCATGAACTCCTCTTTCTCGCAGCACAAGGCTGCCTCTAACAGGTCGACCAGATCCGCCGTGATATCGGCGACATTCAACAGCCACGTCCGAATGGCCGGGTCCATCACCGGTTTCTCGCCGCCTCCTGTGCTTGGCGTTCGGCATCGAGCCCAATCAGCATGCACGCGCCATCGAAGTCGAACGCCGTGATTTGATCAGCGGTGTCGTAATTCGACACCAGCCACCACGCGCTGGGCGGTCGGCGGTACGTTTTGCCGAGCATGTGGAACAGCAGCAGCCGGTCGCTGTTGTCGTACACGAAATCGCGCCGCCGCGGCGGGGTCGAGCCGCGGCGTCACCGCCGTCTGATTCCAAATCGCCATGAGTTGCGGGAGGGTCAGCAATTTCACCGGGAGGTGCGTGGCGACGCCATCATCCTCGGTGGTAATGACCGGCTCGACCACGACGGCGATGGCGTACTTCCGCAGCACCGCAAGCATCTGCTCTTTGTCGATGGCCTCGTCATCGAGGCGTTCATCCGGCGGCAGCCCGTGGTTGTTGACGAGCGCCTGCGCCGCGTTCATGAGGGGTGTGGGCACGATGCCATCGAAGACCAATCGCGCCATATCCGCCTTGCGCGCGCGGACCCCGGAGCCGTCGCCAAAGTCCACATCCACCAGTTGTTGTTCCCGAATCGTGGCAGGATTCAAAATCTCCATTGCGCCGGCATTGTGCCATAAGCCATGCAGACGGAAATAGGCGGGAGATTCTGGCAGCGGAGGGACAATGACGCAGAAGCAGGTCGGCGGCGGGTTTTATCTCACACTGGCCGGATTGATCGGCCTGTTCCTCTGGCTACTGCTGGCGGGATGGTGTCACACCGTGTCTTGACAATTATGTCTATGCCGACGTATAGTCGAGCGCAACCAGAGGAGGCTTATGGCCCGAGACAGCATTCTTGAAGGATGGTTCGCAGAACGCCGGTTCGTCTTCGGCTACGAGCCGAAGATTCGGCTCAAGGAGATTGTGATCGATCCCGAGGCCGAACGGAACATCCGTCTGAACAATCCCTTGAATATGGAACGCGTGCACCAGTACGCCATTGCCTATCAGAGTGGCGCGCAGTTTCCGCCGCTGGTGGTCTATCGGCGTCAGGCCGGCTACGGCATGCTCGGCGGCATGCATCGCTACCGTGCCCTCGACAGCCTCAAGCGACCGGAGATCGATTGCTATGTCGTGGACGTCAAACCCGATGACATCGTGCAGATCAATGTGATTCGTCGTCTGCTCAATCTGCTGAACGGCGAACCATTGTCACGGGAGGAATGGTTGCAGCAGGCGGTCTTGCTGGTGCAGGACGGTTACAGCCCCGTCGACGCCGCGCGTCTGACCAACTTGGAACCGGACCTGCTCTATCGAAAACTGCGGCTGCTCGAAGCGGATAAACGACTCCGCCGGGCCGGCATCAATCCCGACACCCTCAATATGCCGGAAGGCTTTCGCCGCGAACTCGGCAAGATCCAGCGGGACGCGCATTTCATCGACGCCATCAAGTTGGCGTCTGAGGCCCGCATGACCGCCGACCAGACCAAAGAACTCGTCGCCGCCGTCAACTCAGCCACTTCAGACGTCGCCGCGACCGCGACCTTAAAGAAATGGCGACAGGATTTCGCCCATGAGATTCAGGAGAGCGTGGCCGGGAAGGTGCGGCCCGCCGCCTCGCCGGTGCGCAGCCTGTTCACGCGCGTGCAGCAGTTCGAACGGAATCTCTTGAAAGTCGGCACCAACTTCCGCGCCCTGCCGGTCGCGGAACTCACGAAGATGCGTCAGTATCTTTACCGGATGCGGCAGCTGGTGGATACGATGTTGAAGCAAGTGACTGCCGCCCTTGAGACGAAACAGAAAGCGCGATGATTCGTGGACGTGGCATCAGCACGGCCTTGCGCGTGGCGCTGTGGCGACTCGGGCCGTCGCCCTCACAGGCGTTGTTGGCCGAATGTGAAGAACTGATTGCGCCGAATGTCGCTCTCGTCACCTATCGGCGCCATACCCGCCGCCCGGTCAATCGACACGGACAGCCCCTGAGCTTGCAAGTTCGAATCAATCGAGGCCGCTTCGACGTGATGTGCTCGGCCTTATGGAAGCTGCAACAGGCCGGTCAGGTCGAATATGCGGACGGTCAGTATCGACTCACCGCGGCCGGCGAGAGCCTCGCCAAACATGAGGCCAGTGGCGGCCACTGGCGGACATGGTACGCGCGCCGCGCCAGACAGGAACGGACTCGTCGGACCCTTCAGGTCAAGCGTAGGCAAGGTCCGGACGCCGCGTAAGCGCGGCGCGAACATGGCGCACCGGCAGCTGTAGCTCGGCCGCCGTCAGGAAATTGGCCACATCGGAGGGCCGCGTATGCGACCGCTGGAACAGCCGGCGCAACGCCGTGCGGTCCACCGTCGCCAGCGTGACCCGCGCGAGCGTGGCGGCCCGCTCCGGGTCCGTCCAGACGCGCCGGACAAGGGCCAAATACTTGGCGCGCGTGGCCCGAACCACCGGACGGTCGACCTTGGAGGGCCGCGCCGGACGGCCCAGACGCCGTGGCTGGCGGGTCAGAATGGCCTGTAGCACGCGAACGGCGCGCTCCCCAGCCTCACGGTCGCCGTTCCGGAGCGCCCGCTGTAAGCCGTCCAGAAACCGGCGCCCGGCCGGCCGCGCTGGCTGAAAGTAGTCCTCCACGGTCGAGATGTCGCCCACCGACACGACATCCTCCAGATACCGCAACTGACCGAGAAAGTCTGCCCGCTCAAAGAGTTGCGACATTCGCGCTCACCTGTAACACCGGGCCGTTCTTATCTCCTAGAAGGTGTGGCCGGAACGGTGTGTCCGAGTCGCATGAAAGGTGGGCATTACGAAGGAGAGGCGCTTCCGTTTCATGTTCAGACCCTCGATCAGGAGGATCGATGACCGAACCCGACACCTATGTCCCGGCCAGCTACCAGTGGAGCGCGAACGGCAGATTTTTCCGCGAGCTGAACGGCCGGCAGCTCCGGCGGATCCGCCACTTCTTTGCGCAGTTCCAGACGCCGACCATCCACCCCGAGGCCTCCGCCGGCCGGGCCTACAGTCTAGAGGAACTAGACCGGCATGTCTATCCGCGCTGGTGGTATCCGGGGTCGCAGCCGTGGTACCGATCATTCCCACGATAGCGGGCACCGGCAACGTCCCGAGCGCCGCCTCCGCGGGCGGTTGCGCAAGGGCGGAGGGCGTCACGCCAACGAACCAGATCGCGCGACAGATGATAAAGAATTTTGTACGAAAAACAGAGCGAAATGACACACCACGACTCCCAGTAGCGGCGCATACCAAGCCATCCGTTGGGGGAGTCGGGGTGCGAACTGAAAAACGTCGTGACCGACACATACGGCCGGTCACGACTGACCATCAGGAGGAACCGAACACTATCACTCAGTCTTGTCGGTGGGGTGGCCGCGCGGCAATAGGCCGGCGCGCACGTTCCGTGTCGAATCGTGCACGATAGGCCTCGTCCGCCTGCATCAGCGAGTCACGGTCAATGCGCGGTGACCCGGACGGCGTGCGCCAGACCGTGACCCGTTTGGCGTACATCCAGTTGTAGATGGTGCGCCGGCTGACGCCCACGATGGCCGCGGCTTCGTCGACGGTGAGATAGCGTCGACCGTAGTCCATCGGGGAACCGGAAACAGGTTGTCTAGTGGATCAGTCCGGGCTCACTCGCCACGGCAATCTGCGCAACGACGGTCTGACATGCGGCACACGTCACGCTCACGATGCCGTCTTCGTAGGACACGAACACCGCGCTGTGGGGGTGACAGCGCGGTGTCAGGGTCAAGGTGCTCTGGTAGGGCCCGTCCCCGCAATCGCACGCGATGGCGTCGAGCTGCTCACGCGTCAACGCGGGCATCGAGAGCATCATGGAGACGACCTACGGATTTACGGGGTCGGATATTCACGATACCACTGGAACAACCGGTCGCCAGCGTCCCGCGCGTTGTCGACCAGACCCTTGAGCGTGACCTTGTAGATCGCTTCCGCCGTGCGCGCGTACGGCATCACGATCCCTTCGATGTTGTACACGTTGTAGATGCACAGCACTTCGAAATGCGTTGGGTCGGTGCGGATGCGCGAGGTCAGAGCCACGCACTGCGTCGTGACATCGACCAGCTGGCCGCCGTCACCGCCGTAGAACAGGGCCTTGGTGGAATCGTCCACGGTGCCTACGTTGTCGAAGGCGGTTTTCAACGTGTTGTAGACGTGTTCCATCGCCGAGAATTCGATCTGGCATTCTTCGGTGGTGATGAACACGCCGACGGGGTTGAGCGACTGTTCGGCCTGAATCTCTTGCTTGTTCTGCTTGTAGGTGAACGTCGCGGCATCACGCGTGTACCCGACTTCCGTGCCGGTATCCGGCACGCCATCTGTGTGGCCGAGGAGCGTCGGTGGCGTACCAGTCGTGGGCGCAGTGACATTCAGAAAGATGCGCGCCGCTCCGATGTGAATATTTTGCGCTGACAGGGCCATGTTCGTTCCCCTTCATCAGATGAAGTGCACTTACCGGTTGTGGTCCTCAGTCACCGACTGAGGCTCGGTCGCGGGCTTGTGACTCAGCTCGCTGATTTGCTTGCGCACGCGCGACAGCGCCTCGGCCAGCCGCCGCTCCTCGGTGTGTAGAATCGTGATCCGTTCGTGCGGCTGTAACCGCGACAGTTCAGGGCCCAGTGCCCGCGGCGCGACACGTTCGTTCCCGTCCGGGTCGGTTTCCACAACGAGATGACTCAGGTCAGCCACGCGCACGGTGTCGGGCAGTTCAAAGACCTGCCCCTCGCGGTACGTCTGCCCGTGGCGCGAGACCGACCGACCCGGCCGCACTTTCACGAAGGCCATTTATGTCTTCACCACCGCGACTGAGAGATCCGCGGCACTATCGCTATACGTCACTTGGACCCGGCCGTTGGTATCGTTGAACCGGCCCGTCGGAAAGGGGCCGATAATTTTGGTCGTCATCGCCGCCACGGTAATCACGGCGTCATGCGCGGCATTCGCCGACAAGCCAAAACTACAGGTGCCGGGTGAATCAAACGTCACCGTGCGCGAGGCCGAGGCATGCGCATTGGTGATCTCGAAGGACTCGACGCCGGTATTCCGAAACGAATCACCGCCAGACGCCGCCGCGGTCAGCGTCAGGGTGGCACCCCCAATCCCCGGTCGTTGAACAGTCAGAATGGCCATCGGTTACTCCTACGACGCGGCAATCACCGCCATCGTGAGATCGGCGGGGGTGCTATAGGTGACTTGGACCCGTCCATTGCTATCGTTGAACCGACCCGCGGGAAACGGGCCAATCAATCGCGTCTCGCCCGCGGCAATGGTCACAACGAGGTCATGATTCGGGTGCGCGGACACGCCAAAGCTGCATGTGCCGGGGGCATCGAACGTGACGGTACGGGAGGCGGAGACATGCCCATTCGTGATGTGCACGAATTCCCCGCCGGTATTGGTAAAGGCATCACGCGGGTCCACGCCACCCGTGAAAGCGGTCGGCCCGGAGACGGCTGAGATAGCCGTCGCTCCCGATCCACTCGCCACGGCGGTGACATTCGCCAGCGCGTCAATCGCGGCCGCGACCAGCGTGGCCGTGTTTTTGCTCGCGTCGAGCGCGCCGCCGCTATCCGTGCCGAGCGTCACGGTGATGGCCGTGCCACTGAGTGCGGCCGACAGCGCGACGTCGTTGCCGACGCCAGCGACGACATGCATCGTGTAACTATTCCCAGCCGAACCGGTGGCGGTCACGGTCGTGGTCACGACGCCGTTGCCGCCACTCCCTATCGAGTTGGTCGCGGACGCGGCGGTCGTCGCCGCCGCCGCCGTGAGCACATGTCCATCGCGCGTGGGTTTTTGCACCGAATGCACGGCCATCGGCTATTCTCCAGACTGCTTCACTCAACCGTCGTGAGTGACAGTTCGATAAATCCGGCCTTCACAAACGGCGACTCCACGTTGCCAGCGTTCCGATCCAGCGGCGTGTATTGCTCGGCCCCCGTCTCAATCGGACCCGTCGGACAATCCGGCGCCAGTAGCGTGTCGCGGCAGACATGGCGCAGCGCCCACATGTACCGTTCCGCCTGTACCGCGAGCACCGAGATATCAGACCCAGCGAGAGTGAAGCCAATCGCCAGCCGGTGTTCCATCAGTTGCGCGTACGAATCCCGCGCCGGCCTCGAACTGGTCACGACTAACTCGAGGGCCGGATAGATATCGAGCGCCTCACGGTCTTCGAGGTAAATCACCGCGGGCGGGTCGCTGGTCACGCCATCATTGGCGAGCGCGTCACCACGACTCAGCCACGCGGGCAACTGCTCCTGCAACAACGCCTGTAGCGCCCGCTTCGCCTGCGTGATGTGCGACATCACGGTCGGTTCGCGCGCGGTCAGCAACGTCGCCATTAGGGCCGCCCCTGTTTCGCATGCCGCACGATCCAGTTACGCAGCAGTGGCGCGTATTCCTTCGCGTCGACCGGCGGCAGAAACGGGCGGGCCGGCATCTTGTCCGTGCCGTACTGGTGGTACGCGGCGTAGGGGACATCCGTGCCAAAAATCAGATGGCGCGGTTGGGCGTCGAAAATCCCGCCGGCCCCGAGCCGGCCATGCGACCAGCGCACGGACGCGCGCAAATCCCCCTCACGGACGAGAATGGTCTTGCCCGGGTAGTGCTGCTCTTTCCACGCCTTGTACCGCGGCGAGAGCCGCGCCCACACGAACCCCTTCCGAAACCGTCCACCGATGCCACGGACACGGCCTTCGGTGGTGAACAGGTCTTGCACCGACCCGAAATACTGCGGCGCGAAGACGTTGCGCCAGAACGGCCGCAAGTCACTCACCGCGTCTTGCAAGCCCGCGAGGGCTTTCAGCAGTCGGTCGCCACCTTTGACGTCGGCGCTCACGACGATGCCGGGATAGGTCGCGGCCATCACTAGAACTGCTGCCGCATCGTGACGCGTGGCCACCCGGGGTCCGTGTCATCATCGATGACCGGTTCGAGCCACAACGCCCGCGGAAACGCTTGCGGTTTATCGCGGAACCCCCCGGTGCGTGTGGCATCGGTGAGTTCGAGCGGATTCTTGGGATCCGCCAGATTCTTCAAGTACTGGTCGTAGAGCGCCTGATGGGCCTTGGCGCTCTGCATCGCCGCGTCACCACCCACCGCCGCCGCGCGGGCATAGAGCACGCGGGCAATCGCGCCAAAAATGACGATGGTGCGCGCAATCTGAATGGACTTCGTCCCGGTCACGGGCGTTCTGATCCCCAAGGTTTCGACCGCCACGTTGAACTCCGCCTCGACATCATCGAGAAAGACCTGCGATTCCGCCTGCGTCGGCCGCGAGGTCGCCGTCAGTTGGAATTGCGGCATGCGGGCTTGGAGGTGTTCGACCGTGGCGTACATGCGCTATTTCTTGTCCTTGTCGTCCGTCTTGGGTGGGGTCTCAGTCTTCGTCGCCGTCGTCGTCGCCGTCGTCGTCGTGGTCGTCGGGCCACTCGACGTGGCCGGCGGCTTCGGCTTCGGCGCCTCCCGATGCGGAATCTCCGTGGGGACATCCATCGCCCGCACGACGCCCGGCGGCAGTTTCTTCAGCACGTTATCCGGCATGTCGACGGACACGCCGGGCTCGAAGGTCTCGCCATTCCAGCGAATGTTGCGCTGTACGATCACACGCGGCATGGAGCACTCCCTTACGACGCGATGGCTTCCGCGATCAGATAGCCAAGCTCCGGGGCCACGATCTGCTCGGCCTGTTTTTCGGTGACGCGAATGACATCGACATCGCGCTTGTCTTCGCGGTAGCGGAAGACCCGCAGGTCTTCTTCGCGCAACTGGTAGCCAAACGACGCGCGCTTCAGCGACGGCGCGGTGTCGGCGTAGTAGATGAGGACGCTGGTGCCCCAGACGTCCGTCAGCACGTCCGGGCGGCCTTCTTTGCTGGTCCGGCGCAGCACGCCACCGACCATCACCTCGTCGACTTCAAACAGCGTCGCCAAGAGCTGTTTGGTGACGATGGCGCGCTCGGTGTACTTGATGACTTCGGCAATGGCCGGGTGCAGCTTGAGGACTTCGTACACCATGTAGCCCATCACCATCCGATTCGGCCGATACCCGGTGGCGGCGAAGATGGTGTTGCGCGCGGTCTTGACGTCATCGCGCGGGTCACTGTTGCTGTAGTCACTCCACTGCGAATGCTCCAGCAACGTCGTGTTCTGGGTCACGACCGAGGTGTCCATCACCAGATCCACGATCCGCTTCTCGCGGCCATTCAGGACCATATCGGTGACGATTTCGGTCGTGTCGACGTCGAGGTCGAGCGGCGCCGACGCCACTTTGCGTTCCTGATCATCAATCTCCCCTTCCAGACCGTACTGTTGGGTGAGATAGTGATTGGTCGTGGCGCTCCAATCCACACGGTTGTATTCCGACCGTGGGACGCGCTTCGAGTCGGGCACATCGAAGCGGGATCTGTCGTACGTCCAGTAGATCCCGGACTCGACCGCCACCGGCACAGGCGGCAGCACCATGTCGGCCAGATAACCATCCGGTGCCGGCTGGTACTGGATCGAGATGTTCGTGAGAACCTTGTCGTATTTGATATCGGTGGTGAGTGGCACAGTCGGGCTCCTTCAGAGTTGGTGCGCCGGATTAGGCCGGTACCGAGCCATGTTCGACGAGCACCTCGATGATGTCGCCCTCGGCATCCGACGCCTCGTAGGCAATGGCCGAGTACTGGCCACTGGTCGCTTTGACGCCAAGACCATCCTCATTCGGCTTGAGCTTGTCGCCCACCGCGATGGCGGTCTCGCTGCCGTCGACTTTCAGTTTGGAAAACCCACTGCGGCGGATACGGCCACCGAGATGCGGCACGTTGTACGCCACGTCGCGCCCGCCACCGGGGCTGTTTTGCAGAATCCACCCGCTGTCGCCAGCGCCGCACTGCGTCAGCCGGGCCTGCGGTCCACCGGCCTCACCGTCGACCGGTTTCACGAACGTCCACTGAGACGTGGAGAGATCCGTGTCGACCTCGAACGTCACATCCGAAGGTTCGCCGCGACCAATCAATCGCATCGCCCTACTCCTCTGGAAAAGGCGAAGCCGCAAACAAAAAGCCGTTCCACTGCCAGCCCGAGCATCCCTCCCGGGCTAACGGTGCGAACGGCTCCACGTTCGCGGCTCCTTGTGTGTTCAGCGCGGTGAAGCCAGTCCGCTGGTCGGCCGGGTCATGACGCCGGCCTGAGCTGAACCTCGTGGGTCGCGCTTACTGCACGCGCGACCGCATATGGTTTTGATAACTGCGCGCTGCGTCGGCGTCCTGTCGGCTCGCTTCGACCAGTGCCCGGCTGTACGGAATCCGCTTTTCTTTCTGGATCTTGTGCGCCAGCGAGATCAGACGTTCCTGCGCGTCATCGCCCGGCGTCGTGGCGCTGTCGAGCCCACTACCGTGCTCGGTGTTGAGTTTGACGATGGGCGTATTCTTCGTCGCCGCCCACTTGTCGAACGCTGCGAAGTCCGACGCGTCCTTCCACATCTCGACGGCCCAGTCCCGTTCATCCTTGCGAATGAATCCGCCCTTCGACAGTTTTTCGAGCCGGGTCGTCAACTCGATGGTATGCGCCCGCTGTTCGGCGTCGGCCGCGGCTTTCGCCATCGTGTCGACCTGTGTGTTCAAGGTCGTCACCTTGCCCTTGAGGTCGTCAAGCTCGCTCGACTTGATCAGCACCTGTCCGGGGATAGCCTTGGCCACGATCTCTTGCAGCACATCAGCGGAGAGCGTGATCTCTTTGCCCGTGTTGTCGGTCAGTTTGTACTCGCTCATAGTGGCGGTTCTCCGTGCGTGGACAGGATCAGCAGCAACCGGCGGTGGCGTGGCCATCGCGGGCGGGGCAGCAGGGACGGGTTCGGCGGGTGGCTCGGGCTCCGCGGCAGGGGCCGGCGCCAACTCGTCCGCCCGGAACCACTCGGCAATCGTGCCGTCCGGGGCTTCGAGCGAGACGAACGCATCAGCACCTTCACCCACCACTTGCGCGATGGTGAAGACGATGCCCATTTGCTCCGGTTTCTGGATTTCTTCGTCCTTAACCGTCACGCGTTGGCCGACTTCCACGTCCACACCCTCCTCTGGCCCGGTCACAGGGTCAGTCGGGCCTTCCGCCGGCGGCGCACTGCCATCCGCGGGGTCAGCGAGGTCGACGGGCGTCGCCAACTCTTTGATGCCGGCGCTCAGCGTCAACGCGGCCATGCCTTCGAGGAACGGGTGATTGGTAATGGCGGCCGCCAGCAGGGTGGTCCCAATGGTCTGGCCATCCTTGTGGATGTGATTCTTGACAAAGGATGGGCTGACGAACTGGTAATGCTTATTCCGAATCGCGGCCGAGCCTTCCGGCGTCCACTCCACCAACGCCCACAGCTCATCACCGTTCTGGCGTAATTGCAGCTCTTTGATCCATCCGGCGGCTACGCCATCGCCCGGCCGTTGCGGGTCCATCGACAGGTGGTCGTAGTCGACCGGCAATCGGGTCGGCGCTTTCGGCGTGACGTTTTGAAAGTTATGGACCATTTGCGCCAAGTCCTCGCGCTCAATCGAGAACTGGCCATATCGCTGCGAGACAAATGATCCCGTCTTGGCGATCTGTACCCAACTTGACGGCGCGGTGCCCGCGGTCGGCGTCGTGACCTCAGCCTCGGACAAGTAAGTTGGATAGGACAGAATCACGCGGTCAATGACAGCGCTCATGCCGACGTGACCTCCATGCGAATGCCAACGGTCATGTTGTTCGCACACTATACGCAGACGCCATGCGGAGGTCTAGGCCAGTCATCGGTCAATGACCGTAAGTGACTGACAGGGTGAGGAAATTTTGAATTAGACGTGTGCCAGCGTCACGCGACGCGGCTCGCGGGGCTCGTGGTCTGGCTCACCGAGGCGCGGCGTCTCCGGCGGGTAGGGCGTCACGAAGACTTGCAACGTGGCGCAGCGCATACAGCGATAGCGCCACGTCCAGTTGGGGCCACTGACCCGGACGGAGAGCTGCCGCCAATGATGAAAATAGCAATGGCCGTTGATGCCATTCATACGATTTGGGTATTGACACCCGCGTCGTGACTGTTACACTTGACCCCGATGTCCATGCCTGCCCCAGACCCACCACTCGGGTCACTCACCCGCTGGCTGCGTGAACGCCATCTCTTGCTGAGCGATAAACAGACCTGCGTCACGCTGTTTACATGGATTGTGAACGCCGCGCGGGTCGCCGGGGTGCCGGAAGAACGGCTCCGTGACCTCATGGATGAGTCGTATCACCCACGTCGGCGCCGGCCGACTGCTCCACCGCCCGTACATAGCCACCCTTGAACTCTTTGAGCAGCGCATCGAGAAAGGCGTTGCCCTCCGTCAGCGGTACGAACCGCTTCGCCTGAAAGTCATAGATCCCCTGTCGCGTCCACTGGTGGCGCCGGCTGGACTGAAACCCGTGGACCGTCACGCTGCCATCCGGATTGAGAATGGCTCGGCCATATTCGGTGGCTTGGCGCGGCCGTAAATATTTCTGCACGATCACCGTACGCATCTGGGTCATCCTTGCCAGCTCCCATCGTCCTCGTCGTCGGCATCGGAATACGGTAAGGAGGCCTCCGACGGGGACATCCCCGGCCGCTCGATTTCATGCGTCGTATAGAAGTGTTCTTTGATGCGATGGGCCTCGCCACGGTGGAGCAGCGTAATGACGAGTTGGACCCGTTGATGGAGCGCGTCCGTCTCCTCTTCGCTCAGTGTGGACCCGCGCAACAGCGACTTCCATGACACGGCATCGAGTCGTTCCGCTAAATCGCGCTGTGTCTCCGCCGACAGATCGCCTTGCTTGATGTTGCTCAGTGCCCAACTGCGGACATACTCCGGTTCCGAAAAGTGCGGACTGTCATCGTCATCCGAGGGCGGCCCCGTCAGCGGTGTGGTCACGCCGAACGAATACCCGTGGTCAATGCCGTATAACTTGCCATCGGTCCCAATGAGGAAATTTTCACCGTGGCGGTCGAGATTGCCGATGAGGGCGTCGAAGACCCCGAGTTTCGCGGCCCGTTCCTGATTCTGGGGATGCGAGTAAATCTGCTGTTGGTCGGGGCCATCGTTGTCGAGGAAGCGCGCGAGCGCGCCCACACCGAGCGCGCGGTCATCGCTATCCGCACCTTCCGCGAGCGACGTCCGCGCCATGATGGTTTCGGGCGCAATCCCGAGTCCGAGTGCTTGATCAATCCGTGAGGCGAGGACTTCCCGTTCAGCTAATGTCGCTTCGCTGTTGTCGGGATTGATTTGTTCACGCACCAAGTCCCCGTAATCGTCACGAATCACTTCACCGCGGATCGGTTTGAAGACTCCTTCTGCGCCATCGGCGCCGGTCACATGAAACACCTTATTGAGGTGTGACCCCTCGCCGAGAATTTCGGCCTCCTCGATTTGCACCGGCGTCGGGGTATTGACTCCAGCAGGCTGTTCACTCGCAAACGGTAAGCGCGCCTGCCCCTGATGCCGCGTGATCCATGCGCGGCGCACCACATCACCCCACGACTCGCCCGATTTGGGGGCGCCACGCACCTCCGCGAGCTGGAGCAAGCGCAGACGATAGGCGTTCATTCGTCGCTTTCTTCGGCGCGCACGTAGGTCCGCTGATGGTCCGCGAGCAAGGTATCGAGGAATCGCGCGCCCTCGCGGATCGGCACCAAATCCCCTTGCGTGAAATCCATGATGCCTTCGTTCTGGTAATGCGCCCGCACGGTGGGATCGAATCCGCTAACAGCGGCGACGCCACTCGGCATCAACCATGCGCGCCCAATCTCGACGCGTTCCTCGGGCGTAAGATAGCGATAGACTGTCACCGTACGCATTGCGAACCCTCAGTAGGCACTGGCGTTGAACTCCGCCTGAATCTTGTGGGCCTGCCCACGCTTGAGATGGTCACTGACGCGCCGTGCTCGTTCGAAGAGGCTTGACCGTTCGGCCTCATCGAGCGTGGCGCCCTTGAGAATCTGGTCCCACGGCATCGCATCGAGCTTGTCCGCTATCGCCCGCTGCTCATTGGGCGAGAGGTCGCCCGCTTCGATGCCCGCCAACGCCCAACTGCGCAGAGACCGTACACCGCCCCTATCTCGGATCACGCGACCGTAGGCATTGCGGCGTTCCGTCGCCGGTTGGATGGGACTCCTGCCAAAGCACAGCCCATGGTCGATAGCAATCAGCTTCCCCTTCGGGTCTCGGGCGACGAGATAGTTCTCGCCGTGTCGGTCGAGGTTGCCAATCACGGCGTCAAAGATACCCATGCGGGCGCGGTCGGCCCGACTGGTGGCGTTGTAACTCTGGCCCGTATTGGGCACAAATTGCTGCATGGCGCCGATAGTGTCCTTGCCATAGCGGCGATGTCGCCCGTCATAGCCGTGGAGATCGGCGGCCGCCATGACCGTGTTCGGCACCAGCCCGAATCCGAGGGCTCTATCGACACGACTGGCGAGCACTTCCCGCTGTGCCGCCGAGGCATGGTCTTCATCGATGTCGGCGCGAGCACCACGCGATTCGCCCTGCACCGGTTTGAACACGAACTTGTTGCCATCCGTGGTCGTGATCAGCAGGCTTTCGTTGATGCCCCCGCCGAGCGGGTCGGTGCTACTGGTATCGACTTGCCGTGGCGCGGAGAGCGTCTGCTCACCCGGCGCCTCGGCCGGCACCACCTGATACGGATTGCCATAGCCGGCCTCGCCCGGCGCGGGTTCTTCGATGCGCGGTTCTTTCGCCTGTCGCGCTGCCCGTGCCTGCCGCCATTCATCGAATCGGTTCTGTGTGGCCTGACCACGACCGGCCGGGGCGCGGCGCGGTGGCGGTTCCGCCGGCCGTGCCGGTGGAGGCGCCGGGGCTGGAACCGGGGCCGGGGCGCGGGCCGGTTGTGCACCTTCCGCTTTCTGTTTCTCGGCCTCCTCTTTAGCGCGGCGTCGTTTCTCCCATGCCTTACAGATGGGCCGTGGGTCACCCGGCACGCAGGGCGCGCCCCGCGCCGCCAGCGAGAGCACCGCCAGATTCAACCGATAGTCATTCAGTTGGTCCTCCGCACTCAGGGCGTCCACTGGCGTGACGGCTGCGAGGGCAGACATGTCGGGCGTGTCATCCACGAAGTTGGGATCCTCCTCATCCGATGTGCCATCACTGACAATCAGCACATCGGCCGCGCGTTGCGCGCAGGCCACAATTGCCTGTCGCACCGATTCGGCTGAGGGGTTCGAGAAGGTGACGGACCCGAGCAGCGCCGCCAGCGTGGCCGGGTCATCCGTGTAGCCTTCTTCGGCGAACGCGGCAATCGGCCCCGCGTGCACCTCGGCCTCGGCCGCGAAGTCATCGAGGCCGGACACTGAGGCCACATCGGAGAGATACCCGTTGGCATCGGCACAGTAAAACGACATGTCAGTCCTCGGTCGGTTCGGGCAGATCGGCGGCAATCAGCCGTCGCAGATGCGCCGCTGACTTGATCGGAATCAACTTGCCGGGCACCATAAACGACCCGACGCCACGACGGTAATACAGGCGGTGACCACTCCATGTCGAAGCGGTCTTCGCCGAGAAGCGATTTCGATCATCAATCACCAGCGTGTGCAGCATCGCGCCATGCTCTTTCGCCCACTGCAACTTGCGCTCACGTGACTCACGATGCATCGTGATTTTTGAATTCGAGTTGTCGAGCAGCGTCTTCACCTCGATGCCATTCACCACGGTCCCGATATGGAAGTTGACATCCGTGGGCCGATTATCGTCGGTATGAATGGCCTGCCCACCCAGCAGGTCAGTCATTTCCTGCTCGTTGCGTTTGGCCCACTGCTGCTTTCTGCGCGTCGAGGGCTTATGTGTCTTGGTCGCATTCGTGACTTTGGATGCATGTTCCGCCGTCGACCGGCCTCGCGTATCCCACGCTTTCTGGTGCGCCGCGGCCTCGTCGCGTGTGGCGAAGTTGAGAAAATGGCTGTCATCGTGCGCGGCGACCGTTGCCGTCGTCGTCTTGGGCTTGATGCCAAACCGTTTCGTCCATGCCTTCGCGCGCTGGAGCACTTCGGAAATGGGCGCATCCACACGAATCGCCCACATCTTGATGTCGCCAAGCGCATTGTCGGCTGAGTCATGCGCCACGGCGGCGGCCCAATGATGATGGCCGTCGATAATGTAGTTATCGCGCGAGATGAAGATCGGCGCCGTGGGCCGCTTGCCGTCCTCGTCGAACTTCTTCAGCATCTTGGCGACCCGTGGACCATCGAGCTGCGACTGACTGGCCATCAGCCTTGACACTTTGACCTTCTCGCTGCTCGTCTCGATGCCGATACTCTCCAAGTAATCGATGAATTCTGGCCCGGCGTCGACCTTGCCCTTCTCATCACGTGGGAGCGCATCGGCCGGTGTCCCGCGCATCGCTTCGCCACGAAACTGCGGCATCTCCAACCGGGGAATGCCGAGCGATTTCTCGCAGAATAAGTTCGTATGCGGGACCGTCACCTTGCAGAGGTCGTAGGTGGGCGCCGCTTCGCCACGCGCTTTCGCCTCCTTGGCGAGTTTGGCGAGCTTGCCCAGTAGCGTGTTGACCTTGCGCACGTTCGGGAGTTCGACCACGTGGCCTGCGAGAATGAGCGGAATCGCCTCCGAGACTTTGTTGACCTTGATCGGCACGGGCCGGTCGCGTTCACTGCGACCCCGCGTGTCCCATGCTTTCCGGTGCGCCGCCGCCTCGTCACGCAGGACGGTGACAGTCGGGTCGGTCTGAAGCAACTGCGCGCGTTTCTGTTCGAGCCAGCGCGTGCGCGATTCGAGCACCGCGCCGAGCTTCTGGCGATAGGCCGGATCGGCATGCGGAATGATGCTGTCGACGTAGTGCTGCCATGATCCAGCCTTCTGGCGCACTTCGAGGATGTCATCGATCTGCTTGACCGCGCGTGGGCCGAGCGCATCCGGGCCGTCCACCCCCGCCGTTTCAAAGACGCGACTGTACGCGTCGTAACTCGGCAGCGACTCCCACTCGCCCACGTCGTTCAACAACCGGTCGGGCTTGAGTGACCCTTGCGCCCGGTGGAGAAACGTCCCGCCCATGTCGATGCGCGAGACCGACCCGTCAGAATGGACGGCAATGTTGTCGTCGCCCGTGCCGAGCGCGTCCCAATTGCCGGTGAAGGCATCAGCCACGAACCCATCAAGAATCTTCTCGGCATTCTGCTGATTGAGACCGATATCCGACAGCGTGCCGGACACATCCGGCAACCACTGCGACGCGTAGACCGTCTGGCCATTCATGCGGCCGACCACCGACTCCGGAACGCTCAACCCGAGGTCACGAAAGAGCGTTGTGGCCAGATGTTCCCCGAACGCCTGTCGCGGATCCCGGTACGCCTTCGCATACCAACGCGTGCCGTCTGCCGACTGATAGGTGCCGCCGGGATTCGACCCCATCTGGTCGCCGACCCGCTGCTGACGCAGCGGGTCGGCGACCAGATGGCGTCGAATCCCGGCGGCACCTGTCAGTCGGCAGACGGCACGCGTTGGTATGCGAAGGCGTACCGGGATCCGCGACAGGCGTTCGGGGAACATCT